CTGATCAAACGTACGAGTATATAAAATGTCTGGTTCCCAGTCAAATACCTGTTGGGCTGATGATTTGGCCTGTTTCAGCCCCATGCGAGAAGCGCAGCTTTCCGACGAGGAAGTCTTCTCCGGGTTTGCCAATATGTTGTTCGAAACATATATGCCTAACGCAAATCCCAAGGTTTTGACAAAAACGACATTTTATGACAGTCAAAACGCTCTTCACGAGGTTTCAATCCAATCGCCCGAAACACGGCAAGTTGGGGAGGGAGCCTCGATGAAACAATTGCTGCAACCATTGTTCCCATGGTTGACACGCAAGTTGTTCCATCGATGGAGCTTACGCAGCAATACGAAGTCCTGGTTAATGCACTACCAGGCGAATCCTCCGACAACTCCCGGAAGGCCACCCGGGATCCCTCTCTTTTGGCCCCCCTAATTGAGAAGGCGGGGAAGATGCAGAACCCATCAGTTCGCATATCACGCCACCAGCTCGTGACCCCCACAACTAGGCGAGATGAGGAAGTTAAGGGTAACCCACTTCTCAGAACACATGTAGACGAATTCATTGATGGATTCGTTAGCGAGTTGGAGACAGCAGACTTCTTCTCGGTCGGAAAAGGAAAGAACATTGGTTCATCGCCCTACGAAAATCTGCGGGTAAACATGCTGAAGCGTGCACAGGAGGGCCAATACACCTGTCACAACCGAGCTGACTTGTCCAAGCGCTGGGAAAACTATGTTCAAGAGAGAATACAGGAGTTCACGGGGATTGAGTCCGCTGCAATTCATTGTGCCACCGTTATTTTACAGAAGATGTTGGACATAAGCGGTGCCACCGTCTGCGCACAGGAGCTATTGTCTTATGGGCCGGAGCAGATTCTTGAGCGTTGCAACCCCGGGAACGCCAACGACTACAAGGTGTTCTCCGGGATCAAGAAGAGAACCGACCCAGAGATGGTGAACATTGGTTTGACAATGTTTCAGAGGTTGATCCAAATGAGCGATGCGATTTCAGCTGGGATGGTTGTTACGAAGTCCGATGTGTACAAGGAGTCCATCTGTACCTCGTTCGGCAAGACAGAAGTAGTTGGTTCCACAGTTGGAGCCGATGGCGGTCGTGTGAAGAAGAACTGCCGTGCCATATTCCCAACATCCCCTGTAGACTATTTCAAGAAGACCTTCTTGTTTTATGATCTTGCACAGGAGCTAAAGGAGCGCTTTCCTTGCTACGGCCCTGGGTTTGCCGCCGGAAGGGCTCACGACAAGAAGGTGGTCGACCTCCTCAAACACGCTCTGGACGGAGGCAAGCCAACAACAAGAGAATCGGCATACGCAGAAGGGAGGCCCATCAGGATCATCAATAGGGATATGAAGCACTGGGACACGGGCATGTCTGAGGCTGCCATATTGACCACACTGGAAATATTGGAGTCCAGAGTCAACAAGAACTCCCTGTCCCAGCGGGAGAAAAATATCCGAAGTCTTGTCTACGATGTTGCTGCGGACGAAGTTTTGACTAAGCTGGTTGAGCATCCTTCGGGGTACCTAATGTGGGTATCTGGGACATTGCCCTCTGGAACATATGTTACTTCGCTGTTAAACTCAATGTGCAACGTTCTGTTGTGCATTGCTTGCCCAATATATTTGTCAATGAAATATGGGAAGAAGTTGTGGGCCCAGGATGACATATTGACCCACGCCGGTGAGCTTGCAGAGATCGCGCTGAGGTCTATAATATGCAATGGTGATAACCAAATGGGAACAGATGAGCTTTATAACTTCTTTGGGCTGTCCTTCTCACCCGAACGTGACGACGAGTTCTTTTCCGCGATTGGGATGAAGGTTAAAATTGACGAGTGCGGCGACACTACCAGGCTAGATCAATGCATGTTCTCTCAGAGGAAATTCGTTTCGCTAAAGGGAGAGCTTTATCCAACGAGGTGTGTTGACTCTCTTCTCAAGAAGATGTATGCGAAGCCGTTCACTAGTGCTTTGGACGCCAAGTTGTATGTCAGATGCATGATGGTCGACTACCTTGCCATTGACCCACTGATCTTCAAACTCTTGAAGAGCATCGACTCCTCCCTCTACGTTCCCCCCCAGGATCTTTTCAACCACCTGTCCTCGGCGGGAGAAAATTACAAGGAATTCATAATGAACTCCTTTGGCAGGGAAAAGATGGATCAAGTTCAATGGGACGAGATAGTGGCCGAGTTGTGTCGAGCTAGCCCATCAAGGCCATGCATTCTCTCGTTGCTTCTTCCAACTAATGAGAGGCCCGTCTCCGATGACAAAGAAGCAGCGGCCCGTGGATTCATAGTGGGGTCGGGCGGCGATGATGTGGACAAAGTTATGAAGTACTTGCTAACCTCGCAATGTAAGAAGACTATTGGTGATCTATCTAAAATTAGCGTCCGTGATTGGTTAAGGGTTTTGAAAACAACCGGACAAACAGAGATATTCTTCGAGATGGACGAGACTCTCTCCATGATATCTCAATAAAGTGCACAAAGAAATTTGACTGAAAGGGAGATAAAATTCTT